GCGTTCTTCAGAAAGTTTTCTAATCTTGATAGAGGCATTTTACCTTCTTACTATAAATTTCTTCTAACCTATTTAGACAGATACAAATAAGTATCTATAAGAATATCCTCTGGCACAGTCTATCTTCTGTCTCGTACATACCTGACGTGACAAATGGTGCTTGTAATATATCAGAGGGCATAATGATTGCTCTGTTAAATTCCATTCCAAACATCATCTGTTGTCTCCAAGCTAATACTGATTCATATACATCTTTTCTGAGAGAAAAGGCATCAGCATCTGCGTACATATTCTTCATGTCCTCTTCAATAGTAGTCTTACCAGCAAATGCCCATATATCAGTGCCACCTTGAGAAGTCATATTTTTGTTCAGAAAAATTTCTACAGTAAATTGAAATGGACTTGGGTTATTTGGATAGTATAATTGATGTGGTAATAATTGTAGTGGTTGTTTTGCGATTGTATCCTGATTTATCCAATCAACTAAGAATGGCATAAACGACATATTCTTTTCTACAAAATTCTTATCCGTAGGTCTACCCCAAAAGTCATCATCATATAAAACCTCTTTAAAGAATCTCTGAGTATTTTTAAACAACTCATCAGTTTCATATACTGATCTAGTGCCACTATGATGGTTGACCAAAGGTATATCTTCTCTCTTTGGCAACTTGAGTGCTAAATTTCTTACTTCATCAGGATTTTTGTAGAAATTATCTATCAACATGGCACTTCTTTTATCCTTGCCAATTTGATTGATAGCAATAACTTCTAACTCATCACTTAATTCAAACATCTTTGTTTCTTTCTGATACTAAATGTTCGACCTCTGTTGCAACCCTATCCATAACCTCTCTTACATCAGTTCCTGATCCAGAAGTGTGGTAATATTTCTCCCCTTTGGGAGCGTAATGTCTGGTGTGTAGTGTCCAATGCCACTGCTTTACACCTTTAGAATACCAAAATTGTAAACGCATAAAGTTTTATTTTATATATGAAAGGGGGCAAGGCCCCCTACGGTCACTTGGTTAACAAGGAGTGACCAATCCCCGATTGCCCCTTAGGCAGTAGCGAGTTCGCTAGTGCGGGCAAGTTTCTCTGTGAAAACACGAGAGAACGCTACGATGTTATTCGCAGCAGTGTCAGATGATTTTGCATCTGTGGTTTGCTCTCCGAGCAGGTTTTCAGTCATGCTCCGTATACCCTGTCGAAAGCCGTGGCACCCCCTTGGTGGAGGTGAGGGGAATCGAACCCCTGTCCAGAATGTCGATCACACCACCTACATGTCTTTTTGAGTCGTACATCAGGACTATACAATCCATTGTATCCAAGAATATCTGACTCCTTTTGTAACTGGAGTTACTTCATGTGGAAACAGATACAGTGCTGGAAATACTAACACACTTCCCTTCTTTATATTGACAGTGTGTTCTTCCCAAAATATAAAATCACCGCCTTCAAAGTCATCATTCAATACACCTACCACACTTGTGACAGGTATCCCTCTAAATTGTCCTTGAAAGAGGGAATGAATGTGATCGTAGTGAGGACTAAGATAATCGCCAACAGCGTACTTATTGTATTTTATACCTGAGCTAGCTTCCCAAAATGACCCACTACCACCAGGCCCAACATTATAATAATTATATTTTTCATGAAAGGCACGATGCAACTCATCAGTTATATGAGGTTGTATTATGGCTGTTGACTCTGGGGAATCTACTGTTGACTTCATCTTTGATTCTTTATCAAGATCAATATGTTTCTGGTCCTGATACCACATGAAGTCACCCCATTCACGAGAATCTAAAATAGAAACTATCTCATCACATTCCTGATGAGATAGCAAATCATACTCAAATATATGATCTTTAAGATTCGGGTATCTTAGGGGCATCCTTTAACACCTGTTTGCCAGTTTGTTTGGCAATATATGCCGCTAGTTCTGGAGTCTCTTCCCATTCCCATATCTGATTATGTTGTGGGTTCTTCTTTGTTATCGTGTGTGTGCGTTTTACCAATTTCAACCTCCCTAGATAGTAGTTCAATTTCTTTTTCAAGACCAATAATCCTGAGTTCAGCATCATTCGCCGATCTCTCTAACTGTCTTACAGCAGTAACCAGTTTAGCAATCTCAGCACCAAAAGCATCAATATTTTGAAGTAATAGATTGTTTCCAAATGTTTGAGGGTGTCCCTGTTCTGCATAGGCAGTATCTTCTACTTCCTCGCATTTCTTGAGGTACTCCTCCTTTGTCATTCTATTTTCTTTTGCCATTAATGATACTCCATGTAAATGTTACCAGATATTGTGGTTCCCTCATTACCTGAGTTGACCATGTGCATTAGGAATGATGGGAATATAATTATATGCCCAGGTCCTAATTTAGGCTTATAGTCTAACGGAAACTGAGGCAAAGTGCAACCAAAATGATTCTGAATGTTATGAATTGAAGGATTAAAGAATGATGTCTTTGACGTTACATCAACATATATGACATAACTCCACTGACTATGAGGGTGTATGTGAGCATCCTGATAATCATGTTTCTTATATACATTCTTCCATATATTTCCAAACCTAGCATTCTTTCCCATTAGTTGTGCTGGGAAAAGGTTTCTCTCCACTACACCAGACAAATATGACCAAATTTCCTCTGGAACGTCTTGTTGTTTCTGCGTTCCAAATGTAGAAGGAACACCAGAATCCCAAGTTGGTTCTAGTGGGGCATGAGGGATATTATCAAATTTACTTATATCAACCTCATCTTCAAAGATGGGTATACCAAAGATTTGTTTCATTTAGATGGTAAAGGCACTGTTCTCATTGTTTTATACACCAGACTAGATCTTAGTCCACGATACTTTTCATTTGGTGGCATACCATGATGCCATATATTACCTTTAAAAAATATGACTCTGCCTGGGGCAGGGTCTATACCATGCCACTCGTCATTTAATTTTACCATAAGTTGTCCACCCCATTCTGGGTTCCAGAAATGGTTAACATAGTAACAGAAACTAAGGCCATTGTCACATGTACAATCCTGATGTGGTGTCGTATTATGTATCCACTGTTGCCCATTTATCATTATCTCTCCCAGTTCTACTTCAAATGGTAGAGTATTCATAATGGCACTGTAGATCATTTTAAAGGCACTATCCTGTGCGATATCATTTCTGTCTGGAGGAAATATCTGTTGTTTTAAGGCTGGTGCTTCTGGCCACGTTGGATCTGCACCGACATCTCTACCATCTTCGGCATATCCACTGGTATGACCCCAGAACCAGTTGTATCCTGTCATTACCATTTCATCGACTTGATGAACAAACCAAGGCGGAAACATGTAATCTATAACGTATACTTCGTCTTTTGATAGGTCATAATTAGACCAATCTAAAAATTCTTTTTGGCAATCAATGTAATGTATCATCTATAATTTGTGAATCACTTTGTTCTAATACTTTGTCGTAACCATTTACGGCGGCATCTATAATTGCCTTTCTCATGTCATCATGTAGTCTCTCTGTTGCCGAAGGTAATCCCTGTTGCCCAGGCAACTCACCCTCTCTTTGTGCATCTACATCAATGATCTCAGGTGGTAATGGTTTGGGAGCATCTATTCTTCTATAAGTAAATCCCTCACCTTCATGCAACTCTAGAGTTCTGATTGCATATTTTTCATGACTACAATCGCAGTATTTTTGTCCAAGGCCATCATAACATGACCAATAAGGATAGTGTATCATAAGCCAAATTCTTTCCAGTTAAAGTCTTCGATTTGTACAGCATCAGACAGTTGCCTTTTAGCTTTAGCATTGTTGAATCCTATTGCCTGTAGGTATCCCCATGCCTTTGTTTCATCTTCATTTCTTAGATTTCGCAATGCGTCTGACCCACTTATATAGTATTGTATTATAGGTGTATTTTCATTGATAATACTATTCATTTCATTTTCTCTCTCTGCAATATTAGAATCATAAGTTCCACAATCGCCTGGAATTGCACCAGCTGGAGGAGTTCCTGTATATCCTATCCCTGCACCTATTGTCGCACCAATTCCCACAACTAATCTAGTTCCTATAGGTGCGTGTGTAGTGGTCACATCTCCATCAGCATCTCTTCTAGAAATAGTAGGCCATTGAAAATTACCAACATAATACTCTACCCTACCAGCACCTACAGCTGGTTCTGGATCTTCAATAATCTCTCTCCACTGTGCAATAATATCTGGATCTCCATTGTTTACAAGTTCCAGTATATGACCTTTTCCTATATTTCCACCTCTTGCTATACCTATCTCTACTGGGTCTATCGGATTCTTGGTAGATTCAAACTCTATATCTGACAAATCTCCAGGCCTGATAATTATAAAAGAACTACTAACTCCTGTTGAATTAGGAGGAGCACTCAATTCTGCAAAGTAATATGATGACACAACTCCAACATAGAATGAAGTTCCTATATCTTTATTGATCGTACCTGTTACAGGTAAACTTAAGGTTGCAAAATCTAAAAGAACCTCTGCACCTGTAGTAATACCAGCGTCGTTGATAAAGGTTTGAATACCAATAGCAGTTCCAAAACCTGTTATCGTAGTTCCAGAAGAAATAAGTCCATTACCACTTCTATCTGAGGCACCGTAAACTTCATCACCAATACTGAATGATGTGATAAAACCAATCTTACCATCACCATACAGTTTATTATCACCTGATGTGCAGAATCCACTCACCGCATAGTTGTATTTTGGATAGGCAGTAAGTCCAAAACCAGTTATAGATGTTCCAGCTCCTGCTTGGAATATTTGTGGAGTTGTTAATGAATCTGTTATATAATCTCCAGTTTGAATACCAGAAGTTCTACCTGTAGTGAATCCAGTTAAAGTTTCTGCATCTGCATCAAATATAATCAAGGCGGTGCTGCCAATATTTGCATCAGCATCACTAATCGTTTCTACTACATTTGATCCATATTCCATGTTCTTTGGAAACTTATAGAACTTTGCTCCATAGTATCCTAAGAATCTAAATTCATCAGGGTTTTTCCGAACTTCATATGTTTTAGTTTGCAAATTAGAGTTACTGCTGGGAAAATATAGTTCTCCTTCCGAAACCTGTACCCACTTTAAATCACTTCTACATCCATGTGCAATTCTATCAAGATATGCCTGTTGAACCTCAGTAATCTTAGCATTAATAGGTGCAATCAGTGGTGGTATTTTATTATCTAATTTGATGATTAGATCATCATATTCATCAATGATTACATCAATCAAGGCAAGTTGTTCATTAAGAACCACTGTCTCGTCTTTTACTTGTTTTCTTTGTTCTCTTAATCTTTTAGAGATTAACTTTGGATCTGCAACCATTATTCTATAGCTCCTTCGTATTCTGGCACCAGTTTCTTCACATCTTTACGTTCAGCATGTACTATATAACTGCAACGTATTGTATGTGAATTGAAACCATGTGGATTGACTAATATACTTGTTTTATCTTTCATTCTAGCAATAGCATAACATAAATTTTGATGAGATCCAATAGGTGTTAAATGAACTGTAATAGTTCTATCATCCACAAGATCTTTCCAATAGTCAGGAAGTTCTATCTCATTAGTTCCTTGTAACTCTCCTCTTACATACACACCTATCTCTGGACCTTCCAGACAAGAGTATCTCAACCTATGTGGGAACTCTTTACTTGGATGTGGTATATCAAAGAACTTGAATGGTGCAGCAACACTACCAAACTTACCAAAGCCTGCAGCAATCGTAGGGCATTTTATACCACCACCAACGGTCAATGATCCACCTATTTTAGCAACAGCAGATACAATCAAACTAGCGTTAATAGTAACTGTACCATTCATAACAGTGAGTCCATTATTAGTGGAGACACCATTCGTTATACTTGTAGAGTTTCTGATTGTAGGGGCAAACTTAGTACATAAGGCAAAATAGTTGTTCAGTGTGAAGAAGTTAGTTATACCTGTTCTAAAAATAGTAATTCCATCAACCTGTAGAGAAGTTGGTGATGGGATATTCATAGGAGGACCTATCATGACCGCAGCCTGTGGTATCCCTACATTAGGAACCAATCCCATATAAACAGGACCATTTACTGACAGTGTGCCTGGAAATACTTTTGGTATTCCTGGCAGAAATGATAAATCTAATGCTCCGATGACAACTTTGTCACCGAACATTCCTATCGAAGCCGTTGCTGCCATTATAAGAAATCCTTAAATCTATCGAAGGCACTGATCAAAGCGCCAAGAAAACCTCCCTGTAGCTTATCAGGTTGTGTACCTATATCAACTGATGATCCACCAGAAACCTCAATGAAGTTACCACCAAGAGAAAGGTTCTTAGTACCAAGAATATTTGTATTAGCGGCATCTATGTTACAAATGGGAGACTTTCCTATGTAGATTTGTTCATCACCTCTCATAGTTAATTCTTTCTTGGCATTTAATCTTATATTATTAGCTTGTAATATGATGTCACCATCTTGTGCATCTAATAATATATGTCCATACTTCGTGGCAATAATTTTATTTGGTTCGTTCTCCTTACCTTTAATACCTACAGTTTCATAGGAACAACCATTTACTACCAACTTTTGCAATCCACTTTTATAAAAAGCTATACCTTGAATATTATCAGTGGTTACAGCGTAGTCTGTATATTCTCCCTGTAAATCGCCATCAAGTATTTTAATACCAGAAGTTACACGAAATCCTATCTCATTCGCAAAATATTCATTGGTCTGATCGCTTTGTACGTCTCTTTCAGTTGCCATTAGTATCCTCCATATCCACCGCCACCCTGCGATCCTCCACCTGATCCCGAAGACCCGCCGCCACTAGGAGGAGTAGAAGGAGGAGGAGTGTCACTCTGTCCAGACGTTTGTTGAGGCTCTGTATTGTTAATGATAGGCGTAGTAGTATCCATTTGTTCAGTTTGCTCAGTTTGCTGAGTTGAACTAGTATCACTTGTGTCAGACTGATTTTCTGAAGAGGGGTCGGGAACATCGTTTTGTGTGGATTGTATTAAGGTAGGAGCCGCAGTATCTGTAGCTGGAGGAATATATTGAGCAGTGACATTTGATCCTATACTTTGTTCTTTTGTAGGATAGATTACAGCATGTGGTGATGACACATGAGTTGGTCCCACCATCTTCACTCCTGTTTCTGGGTGAACATGGAAATCACCGTAGTAAGGATTACCATTAACCCAACCAACTTGTCTCTTAGGCAAACTGTAAACACAATCAACAACATCAACAACTAATATTCCGCTGTTTGGCCTTTCTCCTATGTCAGAAACAAAGTCAGGACTATATGAGATAATAGGTATTAACTCAGCGCCCAATCCTGTCCTCGTATTTATAGTGACTGGAGGGATTCTTTTATGCTTGTCCTTACATTTGATATTTTTAACACCAGCTATTGAACCAGCTGGAGTTGTAATTAGATCAAAAGAACAATCTCCAACTCTACCAGTATCTCCACTAGTATAACCTATGCCAGGTCTATATGGCAACAGTGAAGTCACGATACCCACAGATTCACTACCTATTCCAGCGATTCCTCTGGTGGTAAAGTTATAAGTATCAGTTCTAGCAATACCAGCAAAGGCAGTGTCTGCAAGATCTAAGAATGATCCCTCAGACATTGATATGAAATACTCTGTATTGAATCTTAAATCTTTGCCAGGATCTATCTTGATTATCCTATCTGATAGGAAAATTATTTTATCTGTGTTTCTTACATTTATTCTCTCATGAACAACATTGGTAGTCGATTCTGTGATAGTGATCTCTCCCTCTCCTCTTGCTATTGTTTCACTGAATGTAATTGAAATAGAAGTAGAAGTTTGTACACCAACCGCATCATCAGCTGGAGTTGTAAATGTAATATATGGAGGAATTTCACCATCATCTAGTGGTGCAGGTCCTTCGGTAACTGGATACTGAGGAGGAACTACGTTGGTTGAAGGGCAATATCCCTCACCAGGCGCCAACATAAAAATGTCAACGATACGACCTAAATTATCTATGATTGCTTCTGCATGGGCACCACCTCCATGTCTGGTCTTATCAATAATGGTTATTGCTGGTGGTACACCATAATTTAAGCCTGGATCAATAATTTCTAGTGTTAAAATACTACCATCTACAGATGAAACAATAGGCATCAAGGCAGCAGTTTTTGTTCCGTCACCATGAACTTCTACCTTAGGCGGGATACACTCACTCCATGTAAATCCTGGCGGAACTGAATTACCTAGTTGATCTTGAGTTTTCGGATTATTTGTTGTTTGGTTACAATCAAAGAAATCTACTAATCCTCCACCCAACATACTAAGAAGAGAGAATCTTGCTCTAGCATCAAATACACCACCATCTTCTTCATCACCACTATAATTTGCACCATCCAAGAATTTTTCAAATTTTGATATCCTGTCAGAGTTACTTAATACATTTCCCCACTCAAGATCTGGTTTAGATGTAACACCCAATCCCTGTGACCAATCTTCATATTCTTTACATGATAACTCAGCACAGGCAAAGAACCCAAGCAACATGTCCATATAACTACTTACTTTTCCTAATATACCAGCTATACCGCCAAGTGCTCCCATCAACCAATCTAATCCGTCTAGTATTGGTTTTAGTAATTTCTGTAATTTATCGTGAATGTCTGCTAAAATATTTCCTATCATCTGTTCGATAGCACAAACAGAAGTATTCAATGCGTTACCTATCATATCTAACAACATTCCCTTCAACATATCTAAAATATCAATGTTGAACAAACAAAATATGATATCCATAATCTTTTGTAGTGCCTTAACCACTGGAGATTTTTGTGGTTCTGGTATAATCAATGCTTGTAAATTTCTGAATTTCTTTGTGATGAATTTCATCACCTTTTCTCTAATCTTGTTTACGATCTTCTTGACCGCTGCTGATACTAGATTAGCTGACTTTCTGACTAATTTACTGATATCCTCCAATACATTATTTGCAGTATCAATATAAAGACCAGCAAACTCTGTTAGAGAGTTCACTGTAGTTGCAAAACTACCAAGAGTATGTGCAATATCTGATAAAGGACCGTCTTCACACCCATTATCCATAGAGTGAGGACCTAAAGACACATCAGAAAATGCTACATCTCCCTTTGTTCCTTTATCAAGACCTTCCTTCTTTCCATTATCTTTTGGTTTACCTACCTCATCTGTTGCGTTCTTCTTTGTCTGTTTTTCATCACTACCACCAGGCCCAAATGGTTTGTTTTCAGCTACGTCTTGAGTGGTGATACCATCTATGCCAGCCTCTCTTCCTGATATAGGACTAAATGCGTTAGCCTCATCAGTAAAGTCATCATAGTTATTAGGACCAAACTCTGATTTTGATCTCGCTAGAGCACCGAATATTACTGGTTGCTGTGCTTCCTCACCATCTAAGAAGAAACCAAAGACAGTTTCTCCTCCAACCATTTTTGAACTTTCACCTAAACCACCCTGTCCAGCGCCACTATTAGCATCCACCAGAACATGAGCCCAAGGTAAGTCTGCATCTGGTAAAACTTCTTCTTGAAATGCGTGATACCCGATTATTCTGACTTTACATCTATACGCCCACCCAGCTTTAACGTCTGTTGACTCTTTACGCCAAACAGACGGTGGTGCCACTCGGCCAATCCACCATATAAATCCGTCTCTTCCAACGAAGTTGGTTTTTAGTAGGGCACTGTCTAACATTAGTCGTCATAAACCAAGCATTCTGGTTCGTCAGGGTGCATATCACAGAATAGTTCTAGTGCATTAGGGTCATGATGATCCCCTGCTTCGATCTCTTCTTTGTGATGTTCGGCATAAACTTCAAGTTCGTGAAGTTCTTCCTTAGCATGTCTGCGAGCAGCAGGGTTAGCTAAAGGATCTTCTACGATCTTTTTGTCTACTTCGATGTGTTTTTCTATACTTTCCATAAATTTCTCCTATTTTAGTCCATATGAATCTCGTATGAGATTTAGAGAAGTGACATTCTTCCCCTCAGATATCTCAAAGTGGTGTCTCAAGCTACGAATGATGTAAAATCCACTTAGTTCTTGATCTGCTTTTTTAGAGCCAGGTGACTGACGTTCAGCAGGTCCCACTTCGGGAAATACCAATTTTATCACATTACCTACTCGTAATTTAATATTGCATGGTATAGTTATATTTAGGGACTGTTGGAAGAGGAGTGTATACCTAGTAAAGGCTTTCGCCATATCTACAGGATCTCTTCCAGAATCTTCAACTTCTCCATCATCATTCTTTTCAAGGTCTGGAGCCCACATTCCTGTGTCACCTACCCTTGCCATTACCCTAGAAGAATAATTAGTAATATCTCCTTGTGGTATGGGAACTGTCTCACCAGCAGTGGGCGCTGCCCCTGCGTCTATTTGATCTTTGAGGTCGTATTTCACCGCCTTTACACCCCAGTTTAATGGATTATAAGTATATGTCAAGTTACTGTAAAGTCCTACTCTTAAATTTTTGTGAAGATTAGTAGTTTTATCAGTAAAATGATGCAAAATTTGGTTTTCTGATTCTGGACTTCCCTCAGTAATTACATTTGAATATGTGTATGTATAAATTCCATAGTCATCTTTGAGACTCTTCTGTGTAGTATCTTTTGGATAATCAACATTTGTGGCATCAACCATTCTATCAACTGATTTGAATTTAAAACCATCATAATCCTCATAAAAGAAGAATCCAGCAGTTCCCTTTCCTTCTGCGGTCTCACCACTTCCACTAACTCCTTTAGCTCCCTGTGTAGATGGTACGGCTTTTGCAGCTAACCAAGTAATAGTATAGAATGGTTTTCTGTTATTGCCAATGAATCCATAAGAAGTAATTGAATCTTCAACCTTTACTCTGTTGTCGTCAGCCTTCAAGACATCTTCTAATATATTTTTTACATGTTCACTAATAGGTTTCTTCTCATATCTCCTCTGGCATCTTGTAACTTCATTTGATAAATTAGTCAATGTACATAACTTGAGAGTGAATATTTCTTGTCCTTCTGTTTGAGTCAACCCCTCAATACCTACCACATATAAAGGATTATTCTTTTTATCATTAAATTCTAAAGTACCATAATCTGTCTGAATTTCCATATCAATTCTTTCATATCCCCTTATAGGAATTTGGCTGTATAAGGCAGAGGTATTAGATATCTTTAAATTTACTGATATGGCTGGGGATAGTATATCTTCAAAGTAATCAAAAGTTATAACACTATTGACGATATTCAATGAGTCTACACTCTTCTCCTCTTGGTCATCAGAACCACCCCTTGTGAATTTTATATCATTCTCAGGGGTAATGAGGCAGCGTAAAAATGATGTCTTTTGTATTGATGACATTAGGAAGCGTACAAACTTTGTAGTTGAAGTGAGGCAAGATGGGAACCTGAGCTCTTACCTGTGGGAATCATAATAGTACCACCACCATCGCCGCCTCCACCAGCTAGTGCAAGGGTAGCAGTTCCTTTAGAAGGAGTTGGCATGGCAATAAATTGGTTTGTTTCCATTGGAATTGGATCCTCATATGGTAGGTACTCATCTGGAACTAGACTCATGAGTCGTGGATCTTGACCTTTCATAATTGATGATGATAAATCTATAGGAGAATTAATAAATTGTTCAAACGTTGGCATTTCAAAGTTCGTAGGTTTTACCGAATCAGAACTTGTCTGATAGGAGTAATGGAAGAAGTTACCCTCTGGGTGGAACATTGGATCTTCATCTGGAACTCTATTAGATAATTGAGATTGTCCTTTGAAATCAGTTCTACCCTCAAGTGTTTTCAATGCCTGAATTATTTTGGCTTGACCCTCTTTTGTTTGCAAGTGTTTTACGAGTTCTGGATCATGGTACATCATATCCTTTGAATATCCTTCATACTGACCATCTGCCTTGATAATCTTTTCAATGTCACCTCCCTCATCACCTCTGGCAACTCTGTTAAGTATAGATGCAGCAACACCATACATATCATCTGTACCTAGTTTTGCTTCACCAGTGATAGCATAAGCTAGGAACTCATATTGTTTGTCAGTTAGATTTAATGACTCTCCTTTAGGAGAAACTAAGTTTGGAGGATCACCGAGCATAGTTTCTTGTGGTTTAACCACAGTCTCTCCATCAGGATAAACATAATTTATCTCTACTTCATTTATGGTAGTTTGATTGGTATTGACAACCGATACCTCTTCTCCATCTTCTTTTTTCTCCTCTTTGTTATCAACAACTTTTATACCCAGCCACGGAGGTCCTACATATCCGTCTCCCTCTTTACCACCTAATATGTCAAGAACTCTAAAATTCTTCTTTTTTGGCTCATCAAAAACGTCACTCTGTCTTGCTATAAATTTGAATCTATCCATCAAAGCATTAAATCTCTCTGCAAGTTCCAAAGAGATAAATCCATCAGGAGCATCTTCCTTTCCTCTCATAGATTTTGTTAGTGTATCTTCTCCCTCCTCTGGTTTGGCAGTCTCTGTCTCTTTCAAGTTAGATTCTGGTTTCTTGATTTCTCTTAAATCACTCTGTTTATCCATGTCTATATCTTTATTTTCATCTGCTGCCTTGTTCACTCTATCCAATCCTTTGTCTCTCGCATCCGCTTCTTCTTTTAAATCAGCTCTCATTGCCTTCTCATTACCACCATACTGAGTTTGAAGAATATCTTCTGTGGATTGTGATTTTGCCATCACACCACTCATTATAAGGGGAAGCATTAAAGCACTCCCAAGTAATATCTTATTGATCTTTTCACTTCTTCCTCCACCAAAATTGCGAGCAAACTTCCTCGCCTTTTTGAGTTTTTGTTTATCAGGAAGACCTTTGACTAGACTACTGTTAGTCCCAATAATAAAACGGGCAAACCTATTGATGGTCATTTCAGATCCATCAATGGCACCTCTCGCTCTTTTCTGAATAGTGTTTAAGAGAGACTTATTCATAGAGCATCGACAATATTAAATACAGATTTTGCATAAGCTATGTGCATACTATCAAAATCCATAGAAGGCATCAAAGGAACTGTGTTTGCCGCTGCACTCATCACATCTTTAGATTTAGGTTGTGATCCACTGTTAGATATTGGAATAGGAACAATTCCACCAGAGGGCATATTAGATGGTGTTTCTGGTTGTTTTCTTGCTGGTTGTGATATATCTGTTGCTATGTCTGTCCTTGAGTCAAGAGCTTTAGGATTAACCTTTGTTTCTGAGGATGAGTCTGTCTTTAATGGATTCGTCAACAATGCTTCAGCTTTTAATGCTTCAGCTTCTGGACTAAGTGGATCTATCTTGTTACCATTTTTATCATAATATACTGCATTAGAGCCTGGACCTGAACTTAGATCTGTCTTCCCTAAGAGTACGTCATCATCTTCAGTCCACCAATCAGGAGGATTATCGTCAACATTGATATTTACATTTGATCCATCAACACCTCCTACAGGACCTCTACCTCCTTTTAGACCATCTGTACCATCTTTACCCGATAAGAAATCTACTACTCCATCACCACCCTCTGCACCTATTTGTTTGTTTGAATCTACGCTACCATTGATTGTATCTGCACTACTATTCAAATCATTAGTAGGAGTCGCACCTTCAACTTTAGATTCGGTTTCTCCTGATTTCTTTTCTACTTTGCTGAATTTCTGTTCTTGTACACCACTAACAGGATATATTATGAGTTTTTCACCATCCTGTACTAGAGTTCCTAGTTGAGCATCTACTGCCTTAACATCAGTCTTTTTCTCTTCATCCTTATTGATTACCTCTTCTTTTATTTCATTCTTTACCTCTTCCTCTTTTTGATTATCAGATTTTGTTTCGTCTTCAGGCTCTTGAGGGAATTTTGCATCAGCTTGAACCTTTCTCTGTAAGATATTGAAGACACTCTCCATCTTATCTAAGGCTTCTGTAAAGTTCTTAGATATTCTTGACCCCTTAACTCTACTCGATCCTTTAACTTCTTCTCCTCTCTTCCTACGTCCAAATATCTTCTTCGCCAACATGATACCCATGCCAACTGGGGTCATCATCATTGCTGCTCTACCTACAGTTTTAGCAGCCCGCATAGCAAGAGGAGCACCTTTTACTGCAAGAACCCCCAATCCTAATATTGCAGCACCTTTTAATAAACCTTTGATTATACCGCCTTTACGTCTTCTCCCTTTGGCTTTCGCCATTTTGTCGATAAGATCAACAATTATACCCTTCGCTTCAGTAATAAATCCTAAAGATTTCTGTAGAGATACCTGTAACCCACCAAGACCACTAGCAAAGTTTTGTAGAGAACTCAATCCTCCTGAGAATATTGAACCTAAGAATTGCTTTGGATCAAATTGAGGTTTACTTGCTTGTACTGCCTTAGTTAATCTTGGAACAATCGATTGAACTTTTCTTTCTACCAGTCTTCCAATTTGTTGAACACCACCAGCTACTTGAGGTTTGGCTGGAGGGGTCAACATCTGTGGCATGAGAGACATTTTGCCTCTTACCCTAGACTTTAATCCTTTTGCAACACCACCAAGTCCTTTAGTCTTTACGGCCTCTTTGGCCTTGCCAAAAAGTTTACCAGCCTGTACGACCTTCTTGGACTTTTGTAGTCCTTTTAATCCCTTTAGTAATGCACTTACTTTAGCCATTCTTGATTTGTGCTTCCCTAGCTTTTGCTTTTAGGTTTTCTTCTTCAATATGTAGTCTAAGTAATCCAACGTAAACATCCCTCTCCCAAGGCGGCATGTTTTCAATTTCAGTTAGAGAATATTTATGGAACTGCATGAGAGCAAAGTTAACTCTGAAGAATGTCTCAAGATTTATATGAGACATTCCTAGGCGAAAAAATCCGTTAGCCCCTCTAATACTACAGTATTCTCTTTTCTAGTCTTAGGATTAACTACCTTTAATGTGTGTGTTAATTTAGGCATTGTTTCAAAGAATTTTTCAATCTTTTGAAACTGTTGTGAAGTCAATGATTCGACCCATTCTTTCAACTCTTTTTTAGTACAGTCTGCTGCTGCAAACATGTCATCTTTATTATAAACTATATCAATACAACTAGCGATAACTTGGAATGATTTTTCCACAGTGTCTGCACTTTCTGTAAAGTTAGTTTCAATGAACTGACTAAGAGAAGGATACTTCATCTTTACAGTCCAGCCATCACCAATCTCAACATCTTTTGTGTGTTCTTCTGATTTGACAACTTGGATATCAGCAATAGGAACAGTAACTCCTACCTCTGTTTCTCCATCATCACCACATGTAACAAGAAGATCTATAGATTCACCAACAGATTTGCCACGGATATTTAAAAATAAGTATTCAATATCAAAGGCAGGGAGTTGTTCAATCTTAATTCCTTTTGTGAGGACACACTCCTTGATGACTTGTTTTACTGCGTTGGTGATCTCTTTTTGGTTTGCACTCTCTAAAGCGAGTATAAGTATCTTCTCTTCTCTCACCAAAAACGGTCTGTATTTAACAGTTTTACCGTTTGATGGCAATTCCAACTCATACTCAGAGGTCGTAATCTTAGGTAAAGGCATAATATGTAATTATTCGTTATTATTTAGAAGGGTTTTTGAGGCTATATTTTGTCTGCTTCATTAGAAACAGTAACCTTACTATCGTCTTTAGATGGTACACTTGCTTTTTCATATCCTCTTTTTCTTGCGTTCTGTACTATAACATACCTGTCATAAGCAAACTCAACTGTGACTTGTAATACTGTGGAAGCTTGATATGTTAATGCAATATCCTGTATTGATGTAGGAAACACATTAATGAACTTATAACTTATAGCATCTGGTACAAATGATTCTTCTGGTGTAAGTACTGGATCTACTTCTGGTATTTGAGATCCTCTGTAAGTTTTAATAGAACCAGTATTACCTATATTTCTTTCAAACTTAGTAATACTAAGTGATCTTTTGTATTCATCTGGATATCTTAATCTCTGAAACTGATTTTTATCTACAGCTCTAGGGTATCCAAATGGTTTTGCTTCTAAGGGTGATCCTGTCGCAGAATATAATGGATTGATGTAATTAATCCATTCTTGAAATAACCTCAAAGTTTTATAATCCCCTGTGACATAGTAAGTTAAAGCAATATCATTATATGTTCTCTGTGCTGCAAACTTTTCTATAATACCTTGTCTACTTCCTTGTTCAGTAATAACTGCCATATTAGTTCCAGGCAATATTGCTTCCGATGCTAAAAGAGAAAATCTTTCTATTCCAAGTCCATCACTTGAGTAGATACCAGAAGTACCCAACCAATTTTCTAATCCGCCTGCACCAACACCAGTATTGGCTAAATCTAGTTGAACTTTAAAGAAACTTGATAAAGAAGGAGCTCCCAAATAGTCCCTAAAGGAAGCGTCGAACATTATATCATCTGCTTCAGCTAGAAGAGATGTCTGAGCCTCATTATAATCCCTAACTCTCTCTACGTTAGCACCAAGTTCACCAACAGTTTGGAAATGTTTATCTGTGTCTGAGCTCTGCAATCCACTATTACTATTCGTTACAACTGGGCCAGGTTGAGCGTTATTTGTTTCCGACATCTAAATAAGGTTATGACTTACCATACTATGTATATGGCTTATAAGGGGAAATTTAAACCAAAACATACTAAAAAGTACAAAGGCGATCCCACTCAGATCATTTATCGTTCCCTGTGGGAGAGAAAATTTATGGAATACTGTGATCTTACAGAGAATATAAGTCAATGGCAATCAGAGGAATTTTGGATACCATACAAGAATCCTTTAGATAGAAAAATGCACAGATACTTTCCAGACTTCTTTATCAAATACACTGACTCAAATGGAAAGAAGAGATCTGTTGTGATAGAAGTGAAACCCAAAAAACAATGTAAAGCTCCCCCAAAGAATCCAAAGAGAAGAACTAAGGCATGGGCTCATGATGTTCAAACATGGGTTATCAATGAGGCAAAGTGGAAGGCAGCAGAACAATACTGCGCTGATAGAAAGTATGAATTTAAGATCATGACCGAAGACGATTTAGGTATATCTCATGATCGCAGAAGATATTAGACAACAGGCTGGTAAGAGAAATAAAAGTGGAGCATGGTATGTAAATGCACTATCCAATGCCTTATCAGAAGTTCAGAATCAAGATATCAGTACCAGTGATACCTCTGGTATATCGATAGGTGATCTATTTTTCTTTTCATATAGCGTATCATTTCCAGAAAGATACCAATTTTGGGATACTCAACCACTTGCAGTTGCGTTGACTTTCTATCGAGATGGGTTCCTTGGGTGCAATTTACACTATGTAAATCCTGGCTATCGTGATGCAGTTGCAGAAAGCCTACTAAATAGCGGTGGCGGGGCATCAGTTCCCAAAAATAGCATACACAAATATCTGTATTCTGGTATAGGAAACCTACAAAAAGTTCCTAGAAATGAGGATTGGGGAGAGATTTCCAAACTCCCTACAGAACAATTCATACAACAAAATGGTATGAAGTATCCAAAGTATAGAGCATTCAACTCCAAAAAGTAATGTCAGAAGCATCCCCTACAATGAATAACTCCGTAGAGCAATACGGCGTAGAACTGGAGTTTGATACTGAACTTACACAGGTGGTTAAGGATGAGGATGGAACAAGAATAGTTACATATAAGCCTTTCATAAAAGATGGAGAGGTAACAATATATCCTATAAATGATACAGGTGAAATCATAGAAGGTGGTAAACCAATATTTCAAGATGGTAGATGGCAAAATCTAACAGAGCCCAAATTTAAATCAAATCGTACTGCAACATATCAAACAAATACTACTATTAAAGGTGTAGGATTTATTGATACAGACGGTGATGGTATAACAGAACCTGTTGGACAAACTTTTGAAGATTTAAAACTAGCGACCAGAAACTATAATTATGCAACTAATGGGGAGAATCCCGAATGGGCAGTAGATAATTCAATTAGTACTGTCGATCAGTTGCAATCAGAAGTAGACAGAATAAAAGCAGAGATTGCTGCAGTAGGAACACCATCTGGAGGAAAAACATCCGAAGATAACAGAACACTTAATAATTTGTATAAAGAGTTAAGAACAGCGGAGAAGGATTTAGCGACACAAATAGAATTTGAAAATAAGAACCAACAGGTAGCTAGTGATGATATGAAAGGTAAATCAGGAGCGGCAGAAAGAGCGAAATATAACTTTGATAATGATGCAGATATTATGTTTAGCACACCCATGTTATATCCATCTGACTTAAATTTATTTCAAGATCACATGAGGATAGAGTGTTTTGCATATGAACCTCCATATTCAAAAGCTTTTGAACCAGACAATAAAGGTGGAGCATTTGGTATTCAAAGAGGATCACCTTACAGAAAGAAACTTGGTGCTGGTATCTATCTTCCTATGCCTAATCAAATAATGGATGGGAACCAAAGAATGTGGACAGAAAGTAATATGAATAACCAAGCATTAGACGCAATAAGATCATCATCTAAAAACATGGTTGCTAATAAGGTAATAGATATGATTCCTGGCATGGCTGATGCTAATGCTATGTTCCGAAACTTTTTGAACTTCTCAAGTGGTATGACACAACAGTCTGGTAGAGCAGACTTTATGGCAAACCAGATAAGTCAATTAGTTGGTAGACAGGGATATGACATTAGTTCAGATCAAATTTTGGCCAGATCTGCTGGTGTAATTGCTAATGCTAACACTGAACTCTTATTCTCTGGTGTATCTCTCAGAAGTTTTGAATACTCTTGGGTGATGAGTCCTAGAAGTTCAAAGGAAGCTGGTTATATAAGAATGATTCTTCGTGCATTTAAACAATGGTCTGCTCCAAGAAAGACAAAGAAAATTTACAGTGGTGATACTCTAGTGGATAGTGGCGGTGGAGATAACCGTGGTACTGGTCAAGCTGGAGGACCTACTTACTTCTTGGGAACACCAAACATATTCAAACTTAGATTTTGCACCGCTGGTAACAAAAATATCTTAGGTGTTAATAAGTTCAAAGCATGTGCTCTTACAGATATAACTGTCAACTATACACCAGAAGGTAGGTGGATGGCATTTGAGGGAGGTCAGCCTGCAGCAGTTAGCATGACACTCAAATTCAACGAATTAGAGCCTATATACAATACTGATTACAGCTCCGACATTCTGGAGGGAAGAAATATGGCTGAAGATGATACAGGAGATCTTTTACCAATATTATCAATTGTTCAAGATACCCCAGAGACCGCAGACGTAGGATACTAAAATGCAAGGTTACTTTTCATATCTACCAAATATAAATTACGTTTCTAGATCTAACGATAGAAGTGCTAGTGATGAAATTATTCCTGTAAAGAATCTTTTTAAAAGAGCAAAGATTCGTGATGATATGCAGAATGTTGTCACTGCTTTTGAAGATTTTATTATTGAGGGAGATCTTAGACCAGAACAATTAGCTAGAAAGATGTATGGAGATCCTAGATTTGATTGGGTTATATTAACAGTAAATAATATTACGAAAGTTAGAGATCAATGGCCTTTAACTGCTAATGATTTTAGAAAATATTGTTTGACTAAGTACGGAAGTGATGACGAATTAGCAAAGGTACATCATTATGAAACCAGTCAAGTGTTAGACTATGCTAGTAGAATAGTCCTACCTAATGGTTTGAAAGTTGATTCTAATTTTGAACTTAGATATTTAGAAAGAACTGAACAAATCCAAGAAGTAAAAAGAGTCAGTGGCGGTAATGTTCCACAACCAGAAGCTGTGTCATATGATAGTGCTGGTACAGCAAGAGATGCCAATGGTAATATAATAACACATAGTAATGTTTATCCTATCAGCAACTATGAATATGAAGAAGAGACAAACAATGCGAAGAGAAGAATTAAAATGGTGAGACCAAGATACTTGAATGTAATTGTAAGCGACATGCAAAGAGTCATGAAATATAAAAAATCCTCTCAGTTTGTTACCAAGAGGATTAAGAATGTATATAACCCACGACTTAGTGGTGGATCTTAAAATTACTCTTCTGCGAGTTTCTGGAAATAACTTAGTGCATCATCTTCCTCTTCATCTACAGTAGTAGATGCTGTGGCAGCGCTTGCAAGATTAGATAGTTCCTGATCAACAGATGGAGTTCCTAAACCTTCACTTAGATCTTCAAGATCCTCTGTATCAGCTTGAGGTGTGACAACTGCCTTTCTAGAAAGAACTGTGTCTAAACGTCCCTTAAGTTGTTCATATGACTTGAACTGATCATCAGCAGTGAACTCACTGAGGTCATAGATCTTATCATAGATCTTTTCTAACTCAGCATCGTCATCCAAAAGAGCTCCAGATGTTGCAAACTCTGAACTATCATAGTTCCAGAATCCAGCGACCTGTTTGATCTTCAATTTAAAGTTAGCACCCTTCCAGAAATCGAATGGGTTGATTGCTTCTTCATCATCGAACTCAGGTTGCATTGCAGCAGTGAGTTTATCAAAGATTTTTTTACCAAACTTGTATAGTTTGACTTCTCCTTCGTTCTCAGGATTCGCAGAGTCTTTTACAATATAGACATTGGCGTAGTAAGAAAGCTTACGCTTTTGCTTACGAGCAATATCTTTATCGGACTCACGACCACTGTTCCAGAGACTTCTATTGAGTTCTCCTACAGGATCATCTTTACCGATTGTAGTTAGACTATTCTCAATATACCAACCGCCTGGTCCTTGAAAAGCGTGACTCCAAACTTGAGTCCATGGCAGTTCACAATTAGCGTGTGCAGGGAGGAATCGAATAACTGCGTATCCGTTACCCGCTTTATCTACAGCTGGTTTCCAAAGACGTTCATCAGTATTATTACCCTTCTCATTAAGTTTCTCAACTTTCTTCATTAACCTTTCAGTTAAGGAACCTGAGCGGGATTGTTTTTTTAATGCAGCAAATGACATTAGTATTCTCCGTATTTTTGTATTGTTGGATTGTTTGTATTATAACAGATAATGATGTATCGGTCAATCTTTTGGTAGATTTTCCTCTAATTTATCCAGAGTTACAGTTAGGGTTTCAAAAAATTCTGCAATATTTTGATTTGGCTGTAATCCTAGAAATTTAGCAGATTCTAAAATCTGTTCTTTCATTTCAATTGCATCTTCATCGTCCTTCTCTAATGACAATCTGAACATGAAGTTCTTTTGCTTTTCGAGAAGTTTTCTCATCTTATTAATGTGTAGAAGTCCACCCTCAATGGAGGGATCTCTCATACCATTTATAGCGAGACCTGACATAATATCTTCTTGTAACTCCTGTATCTCGGCCATTGCGGCTCTGACTGCTGGAGCTTTGAAAAATTCACTCATTGTACGATTCTAATACATAACTATTTATTCGTTTTAGATGCCCACATCGGTAGGTATATCAGGGTAAATGCACTACCCCAGAAGGCGAGAAAAACGTATAAATGACTACCTCTGTGAGGTGAAAATGCAAACCCTAAGGCAACAACAATCACCCAAACGTAGTCTACTATACCATGAAAGGTTTGCCAACCATCACCGTATTTTTCTATAAGATTCTCTCTCTGTTTTGCCGCCCAAGGCGAGACATGTCTCATCATCACAAATCCCTCATTGAGAAACATGATGGTGAACCCTATCCAGAATATCATATCGGTAATTTAGACTTAGAAGTTCTCTTAAGATAATTTAGTTCAGTTGCTTCTGCCTTCAATTTATCTTTAAGTGGTTTTGCTATCAATTTACCTACTGATTCAAATTCTATATTATTTTCCTCACAGTAACTTACTAAGGCCTCAATATAATTGAGTTCAGTAGTAAGAACTAATTGTTCGACATCTTGTGTAAACTTATTCTGATCGAGAAATTTCTCTTTCAGCAGTTCATTAACTTCTTTCTCCATACTCTCCGAGCTTGTGGGTGACAAATTCTTTAATATACTTGGTAAGAAGTTTAATATAGTCACTTTTGTTGGTTTTTTCATAAACTTTCACGTCTCCATTATCAGCAACCATTAGGGTTACAATCTTCTTTACCGAAATACCTGTCATCTCATAATACATGCAGGCATACGCAGTTTCTTGAACAAAGTAGTTTTGCAACCACTTTTCTGGTTTAATTTTCTTAGACGTTTTAAAGTCTATTACTGCTAATTCTCCTTCGTACTCGGCGATACAATCAACTCTTCCAGCGATACCGAAATACTCACTATATAGGGGTTTTTCTAGAGCGTGAATATTGTCTATCTTGTTTAAAGATTCTCTTGCAGCAATCCACCTTGCTTTGGTGCTAGGCAATACGTCCTTTAAAGAACTAACATCTTCGTTTGAAAGATATTTTTCAACCAGATCATGAAATTTTGTACCTCTATCGGTAGCAACTTTCGTTATCTTGTTTGCTTCTTCCTCACCTATTTTCTTACGCCAGTTTATGAAAGTCTGACGATTATAGAAACTAGTTATAGAAGTAATAGAAGGAGCCTTCTTTCCACTTGGAAGAGTGTAATATCGAACTCCATCTATAGTATTGGCTTCTAACTCAAAATCACCAAGTTTATTCAAGTGGGTAAACATTATAAAGACAAAGCGAGTTTAGTAACCAAATAGTTTCTTACTAAACCTGAGCGAACAATGTCATCTATACCAAATTCAACTATACCAAAATCATCTTCCATAATTTCAATAATACGTTTAAAATCTAAGATGCCATTCTTCTCATTCGATTTCGTAAGATCCGTTTGAGTAGAGTCACCACAAAACATTATTTTACAGTTATCTCCTACTCTTGTTATTATACTATCTAATTCGTGAAAATTCAAGTTTTGCATCTCATCTACTAACACAATGCAATTATCAAGTGTTGTTCCCCTGATAAATGATGTGCTCCAGAATGAAAT